CAAGTAAGCTGAGATACCGACGAGAAAGTGGAACACAATGAGTTGATATGGTCCTCCGTTATACAACCATTCGTCGATGGTTGCAGCTTCCCAGATTGGGTAGAAGTGAAGACCGATTGCGTTAGATGATGGGACGATAGCCCCTGAGATAATGTTGTTTCCATAGAGTAGAGAGCCAGCTACTGGTTCACGTATACCATCTATGTCAACTGGTGGAGCAGCTATGAAAGCTATTATGAATGCTACTGTAGCAGTTAAAAGTGCAGGGATCATAAGTACTCCAAACCACCCCACGTAGAGGCGGTTGTTAGTACTTGTAACCCAGTCACAGAAACTCTGCCAGTTGGTATTTGGTTTTGTTAGTGTGGCTGTAGTCATTTATTTAAAAAGAGTATTTGACACCCAGCTTGGTGCCGTAAGTGTTGTCTGTTTCTTCATCAGCAATGTTAGCAAATGAGAATTCACCGTAAACTCCTAGCTTATCGGTAGCGGAGACAGACCCTCCAACTTTACCTGACCATGCAGAATCAGAATCAGCACCATCAACAGAGTTGATAGTCTTTCCTCCTTGTGCATACCAGTCGAGAATACCTACAGCATTCTCAAATCCTACATGCAGATCAGTCGCTCTGGACTGGTAGTCTGCACCTGTGTAAGAAGTGTTTGTTTCTACGTTAGCGTAGATTCCAGCAATGGCTGGAGTAGAGCAGAGTGAAGCTGCTGTTAGTGCTAAAATTTTTTTCATTTAAAATATGCCGGGTATTATTTGACCAGTCGTGGCGTAGGCTCCAAGAGCTGCCATGATGCCAATCATTGCCCAGCGTCCGTTTTGGATTTCTGCGTTATCGTTCATAGTGTATTCAATAGGAGCTTGAAGTTGAAGTACTTCAGTGTCGTTCATTAAAATAATGTGTAAGTTTAATGGGCGAGGATGAAAGTTCAGGTCGCCACGAATACACTATGAATTTATTTTATGTAAATACATTTGAGGTATTAATTTACCATCATCACCTAACACAAAACTACCTGTGTAATCGGTTCTCCAGCCATGAGGTCTAAATCTAGTGATGTTATTAGCAGCAGCTTGTGGACCCATAGTCTTTATTATTTTTAATTGTCCTGTTATTGGATCTAATACAGTTTGATGTCCTGTAGCTCCTAACTGTCTTATGTTATTAGCTGGTGCTTGAGCCATTGCATCTCTTAGTAACTGGATTCTTAATGCATCAGGTACTCCTCTTAAAGAACCACCTTGTTCATCGTAAGACCCTCCTTTTGTAAATCCTTTTAGTCTATCTCTTATCTGTCTGGAAGTAGCACCTGCTTGTGGACCTATCTGTAAAGGTTGTGTAATTTTATTTTCATCGAAAGTTCTTACACCTTCTCTTGTACCTTTGATAACTCTACCCATTGGTTTGAAGTTAGGTAGCTGTGGTCCTCCAGCTAATTTCCAGTCTGGATGACCGGGAACATTACCTTCACCATAGTCATCATCATTAGGTGCAAGTGGACCATGAGTAGGTACTATATTATTAGCAGCTAATCTAGGTGGATTAGGATATCCGGGCCAAGGTGGTTGCCCCGGATTAGGTATAGGGGCTGGTCTGTAAGGAGCATCTTCTTCATTAGGTTCCCTACCACCACTTATCATTAGCTGCTGTTGCAAGGATTCAATCTCTTGCTCTTGTATTTTTAACTGCTCACGATAGTTTTTATCCCATCCTTGTAAAGCCATAGTTAGAAATTAATATCTGATCGTTCGAGCTTCTTCATTATCTTCTGTCTGAAAGCTGGATCTCTGTCGTAGCGAGGATCACTCATAGCCTCTACAACTTCAGCTTGACTATTGAATTGACTTCCGTCTCCTCTAGGTGCTGTGCCTGTTATCATCTGACCATCTCTACCTAGTGAATCTTGATATCTGTAAGCTAAAGAACGGACTGCAAAGAAAGCAGCGAGTGGGTCTCCTCTCTCCATAACAGTATCAAACATCTGTATCTCTTGTGGGTTTAAAGAATCTTTTGCCCACTGTAGCATCTCAGTATACTGTTGCTCACCTCCAGCTACATTTTTTAATTCTGTAACTTGTTGTTCAGTTATTTCTGGTCTACTATCTTCTACTTGTTGACGATATCTAAGATGCATATCAGCTATATCTGCAGCATCCATCTTAGATAGTTCTTCAAGAGTTTCTTTAGAATAGTCATCTTTACCAGTAGCTTCTTCCCAAAGTGTATCTAAGAATCCATCTTTTGAAGTATCAACTTCAGCTTCTTCCTCTTCTTCTCTACCTTCTTCTGACTCCACTTCTTCACTATCTTCGGAGTTCCTAGCTTCCGAGCTATCTCCAGAACCTTTGTCTCCAAGTTTTTTCTGGAGTTCGACATAGGCTTTTTCTAGTTCTTGTGCATCTTTATATTTGCCAGCTAGAAGCTCATCTTGAGCCTCTACCATAGCTTCTCCTACCTTCAGAGAATCTTGCTCATCAGCATTAAGATTCTCTATACTGGTAGTTTCTGTTGTGTTTTCAAATGTTAATGTTTCTGCCATTATTGTTCAGGTGGTAATTGATCTTCTGGGATCTGTGCTTGTAACTCTGCTTCTAGTGCAGGGTTCTTAGATGGATCTTGCATAGGAGCTTTAGCCATGTTAGGAGCTTGCTTCATTTGTTCCATCTGCATTGCTTGTTGTTGAGCTTGTTGTTTCTCACCTTGAATCTCTTGCATACTCTTGACTAGATTCAAGACATCTATACCTTGAGCTGCAGCTAATCGTTTAATTAGTTCTTCAGGATTAATGTATTGTTGGATAGCTTCTGGACCCATTGTCTGACCAATGGTTTGCATAAAGTTACCTAATGCTTGTACATCCTGACCACGACCAAGAGAATTAATACCAGCAACTATGGTTGGTTTAACCATTCCTTTAGGTATCTTAGGAATCTCTCCAGTCTTCTGGAATACACTTAGCTTTCTATTTAGATAAGGTACTAAGAACTCAATAGTAAGTAAACCAAATAGACCACCTAGCTGTTGTTCTAACTCTAGCTGTGTCATCTGGACTTCTTGAGCAGTAGTTCTTTCACTATCTCTTACACTAAGTATAAGAAAAGCTTCATTCAATCTCTTCTCTAATGTAGCCATTAACTGATAAGCAGTCTGGAAGTCAGCTGTCTTACCAACTTGTACTACACCTATATCATCTGGTCTACCTTGTACGATAGCTCCATTACCTGCAGAAGCCAGTGTCTGAGGTTTAGTTGTGCTTGAGGGTGATACAACAAAAACAACTTTTGCAGCTGCTGCAGAGCCTTCTACTAGTGCCTGAGAGAGTGCTTCAAGGGACTTAAGATCTCCAATGAATTGACCTACTCTTCCTCTACCATAAGCTTCTCCATCAACTGTATTAAATCTGAGTGGTAGCCAAGGTGTAGTTTCAACAGGAGCTTTACCTTTACTTTGTGGTAACTCCTTACCTAATACTTCCTGATACCATACAAATCTATTGTTATCTCTAGTTACATGAGTGTATACATCACACTCTTCTTTATCAGACTTAGTTTCATCTACTGAACTGTCTGGTTCTTCTGGATACAGTACCTCTTTAGGTAACTGATTCTCTATTAATTTTTTGTTGATTCTTTCTTTCGTGACTATTTCAATCACATCGCCGTTACCATCTCGTTCTATCACATAGCGATTCAACGGAAATAACTTCAGACCATTTTTACCCATGAAAATTAGAGCATTACCACCTACAACTAGATGCTGTAATGCTTGGTGTATTACTACACGATCATCTGATGCAGCAATAGCATCAAGGATGGTCCTCTCAATTTTTGCAAAGGATAAATCTAATTCTGATTTTATTTCTGGTGGGAACTGTTCTCCTAGTTGTGACTCATCTAATTGTAACTTAAAGAAACTAGTCTGGGGTGGTACAAGACTGAGTGATAGTTTACTTGCTAAAGCTACAACTCCTTTAGCTCCAACGGATTGCCAAGGAGTCTTGAGTTGCTTCATACCTTTAGAGTATTCTTCGTGTCCTCTAATTAGATAAGGTAAGGTTAGTTCCGATGCGTCTTTCGCTTCTGATAAAAACTGGGAACGATCACTTGATAAATAATCATACCTAGCTTTTGCTTTCATTGTTTTATATGTTTAGTGATGAAGTTGTTAATCCTTTTCCAGATCTGCCACCTCTTCCAAAAAAACCTGATGTTCCTCCTCTTTTAGGCATCCATCCGGGTAATTCATTCTGTGTTCTTACTCCTCCAACGGTTTGACCAAATCCCCAGTTTGCATTGTTCCACATGTTCTGCATGTCAGATGCACTCTGTTTTTTATATGCATCAAAGGCATCTCTTAAACTACCGAGTTGTCCTGTTAATCCACCGATCATGTCTCGTAATCCTGAGTCATCATATTTACTTCCTGTCATAGAACCAGAACCAGAACCACTAAAGGGGCTACCTCCACTGCTCCAGTCAAAGTTACTGATCAAATCTGCAGCATGATCTTTAACCTGTCCTACATTACTTCTTGTCTGGTCTCCGTAACCTGAAGTTATAGAATCAGCTTGCTCCTGAGTTAAGTTATAAGCAAAGGGATCATATCCTGACATTGCTGAACCACTACCCCAATCAAAAGGAGATACATATGCACTATCTAAATTTTTTAAATCTTTACCAGTTGCATCAGGATTAGCAGCTAGATGAGCTTGCTGATCTGTATATTCCTTTGATGCTTTAATAGCATCTGCTACAGTTTGGTAAGTAGCCTTACCTGACTTTAACTGCTCCTCCCAATACTTTTGACCTGATGGGTCAGTGTTACGACCAATTAAGTTTTGATATAGTAACTGTAAATTATCAGTGTGACCACCACCAGCAGAATACTTATTGAAGTATTGATGACCTCCGCCCATTCCACTAGCCTTTTTGCTGCCATCCCAGTACGTTCCTAGATCAGCTATGCTGTTGAAATCAAATTGTGTTGTCATTACATACCTCGTGTTGCCGCTATATGTGCAGCTAATGATTTAGCCATTCTTCTTTTAACTCCTTCGTTTTGTAAGTTTGCTTTTCTTCTTGCAGATTTTGCTGACTTCCTACCTCCAATTAAACCCTTACCTGCAAGAATAGCAGCAGCTGCTCCAATAGGACCACCACCACCTCTACGTTTATTTGATACCGTTCTTCCGTCTCTTGTATGACCATGACCACTAAGCCACGGCCCTATTGGTCTACCACGCCATGTTCTTGTAGGTCTAGAGCCTGTGTTTATACGTTGTGGTTTCTTACGTCCACCATATGTTCCTTGAGATTTAGCAGTACCTATTATAGATTTCATTACAGCATCTCTACCTTTAGTCTTAGCTTCATTAGTCCAGTAGTCTCTAGCTCCTTGGTCTAGTTTACCACCACTTATGTTGTGTGAACTGTAGAGATCACCTAACCAATCTGGTTCTGGTCCCATGTTTGGTGTTCTACCACCAGGTACTCCTCTGACTGGTTTAGGTAATCTTAGAGATGGTAACCCTGCAGCATCTCTACGTGAATGAATAAATTCAGGGTGAGAAGATCTAGATATTTGTTCAGCTAGAGATTTAGGTTCTTCTCTATCAGGTATAAGAGCATCAAAGAATGTTGTTTCAGCTTTATTACTTCTCATAGCTTGCTCTAATGTAGCACCTTCTTTTAATTGATTGGCATACATTTTCTTAGCTTGAGAAACAGTTATACCTTGTGGATTATACTTATCATACCATTCTTTATCGGCTTCATATGGATCATCTCTAAAACTAGAAAGTTGTTGTCTAGTAGCAGCCTCTGGAGTAAGTCCTTGTCCTCTACCTGTACGCTGACTTGAATGCCAACCTTTCTTCATAGGATTACTATAAAGTTGTTTGTTAATTTGTAAGCTTTTTATACCGGGTATAGCTTTAGTCAAACCTTTGTATACTCTACTATCAGCAAAGCCTCCAAGCTGTGCCAACCTGTCAGCACTTAGATTGATACTCATGCTGGGTATCCTTTGACTATAATCTCTACCTGTTTTCTCTGATAATCGTTGATATCTTCTACGTGATTGAGGAGTCAGCTGACTCATGTCACGAGTTCTTCTGTTATAGCTGCTAAGACTTGGATGATTAGCTGCAAAACTAGCTGCATTAGCTGCAGCACCTCTTAAAGATCTACCTATACCTTTACCTACTCTACTTGCAGCTTTCTTTACACTTCTAATGCCTCTACGAACACTCTTTCTAGTAACAGAACCTTTAGCTCTACCAAATCCTCCTCGTCTGTTACCTTGTCCTCTTGGACCTCCACTTCTAGTTCTACTTTTACTTCTAGATGAGGGCTTGCTTCTACTTCTATTAGCTCTTCCAAATCCTCCTCGTCTGTTACCTTGTCCTCTTCTTCCTCCTCTACGTCCTCCTTTTTTTGACATGATTTAATCCTCCAGCCGTTTAGCTATCCACTCTACGACAGAGCGTTGTCCTGATTTGTACATGATTGCTCCTATATCTTCTTTAGGATGTGGGTTAACGGGTGGAAATTTTTCCTCCAATTCTTGAAGGATTGCTTGTGCGTTTGGCCCGATTAAAGGCTCAAGCATATTGGGGTAGGTTGACATTGCTATGCTCAAAGAATGCTGGCATCCGTGCTGACCGTGTATCAGAAAGCTGTGGAGCTTTTCCCTCATACATTAATCGGTCTGATGAATCCAGCCAAAAATTTTTGTCCAAATATTTATCGGTAGTATTTATACCTAGTGGTTGAAATATCCAATTAATTGTGGCCTTCCTAAGTTTGTCCAGAGAATTACTAGGGCGTAGACCCATAGCAGAACATACGAGAGAATTACAGGCAACATGAATCTGCTCGTCTCTTGAGATATCTGCCGAGGTCGTGCGTAGACCAGCATCACCACAGAACCTAAAAAAAGGTAAGATAACAAAGAAGATTGCACGTTCAGCTACCAATGCTTTTAATATAGTGTGGTCAGGGTGAGCTTCCCAAGCATCACGTAACTTGAAAGCTTCATATTCTGCTTTTTCATCAACGCCTATAGCGTTCGTGATATAACCAAGGGCGAGATCATGTTTAATCTCGTCCTTGACGTTTGATTCTAAAAGAGTCCGTGCAGATTCGGGAACCTCTTTTTCAAGTGCTTCTGTAATAAATTCGCCAACTGGTAGCTCCATATGGCGTATTGCGAGAGCACGGTAGATGGCTTCTTCAGCTCCATGCTTAAGCTGTCCAGCGGATACCTGTACTGGTGTCCATGTTCTTTTTCTGTTAAGTAACTTTTCATAAGGGTTTTTCATTATTCTTGGCAATCACATGTTATAGGGTTTTCTTGTAAAATACCCTGCAAGTAATCATCAACGTCAGAATCATCTAATGCTGCATACGCATCGCTCTTATCTTGTACGTCTCCCATCACCTGAAGGCTGTAATATAAGGAGGTTTGAGGCGATGCCAACCACTCTTCCACGAATTGCTCATCGTATTCTACAACATCACTCCAAGAGTTAAAGCTGTAGCCATGAAGAAGTCCTGTTTTCTCATACATAATCATTAGTTGATCTGCGACTCTCTTATAAGAATCCCAACCAACTTCACTTGCTATTTCTACTTGACCGTAGTTATAGGTTTGCACTCCAAATGTCCCACTATCTCTGTCCACAGAGCGAGAGATTGGTGGTGCAATTTCTGGGGTACTCGTAAAGCCATCCAAATCCTTGCTTCGGTAACTACACGAGGCTGTTGGAGCAATTGCGAATGCTCTAACCATATTATTAGCCCTAGCCACTTCTGCGGCAGCTTCAATACCATATCTAAGTTCACTGGCAAGATGCTCGGCTCTTGTAACGATAGATCCATGATTGTTTACACATTGTAATGCTCTACCAAATTGTTCATATGTTACACTATGTCGTGCGAGGAGGTTTGCGAGACCGAGGACACCGAGGCCAACCTGTCTGTCGATATCAGACGACAA